AGGACTACATCGGAGAGGGTAAACCAATACCCGCTGAGTACTCACAGTTTCAACCTGTGGTGGACGCCATGCTGAAAAAGAATGGGCGCAAGCTCGCTGAGTATGAGATGGCGCTGACTGTCGACCTCAAGCCAACAGGTTGGAAAGACAAAGACGTATGGGTGCGCGGCATTGCTGACATCCTAGTCGTTGACGACGACAACCTCACGGCGTGGGTGGGTGACTGGAAAACTGGCAACAACAAGTATCCAGATAGAGATCAGTTAGTTCTCATGTCGCTCATGGTGTTTGCCCACTTCCCACACATCCGCAAGGTCAACTCAGCATTGCTGTTCATTGTGAAAAATGATATGGTCAAGATGTCGATGGCACGAGATGACGCCGACAAACACTGGTGGGACTATCGTGAGCGTACAGCGCGGCTTGAAGCTAGTTTTGCCAATGACGTATGGAACCCAAACCAAACGCCACTGTGCGGTTGGTGCCCAGTAAAGACTTGCGAGTTCAACAAGAAACACTAGGAGAAATTATGAGCCAAGGACGTTACGGCGATGCGCCGATGAAAGTAGCTACTCACTGCCACGTGTGTAGTGCAAAGCTTATAGTAGGCCACGATATTATTGTTGACCATAGCGGTGCGGCAATGGTACATGACGGTGGACAAGAGACCAATGGTCACGGTAGTATTATCCTGCACCCAGAATGTGCAACCATTCTCGCAATGCGTTTACTGCATGACGTCATGGAGATACGAGACTCGCCAAACATGCGTGTAGTAGATGTGTTACGGCAAGTACGCGAAACATACCAAATGAAATAAAGGAACACTATGCCTTACGTAAACAAACCACGCCCATACGCAAAAGAGTACGCGCAGTATGACGGCACACCCGCTGTCAAGAAGAAACGTGCCGCTCGAAATCAAGCACGAGCAATTATGGAGAAGGAAGGACTAGTACATAAAGGAGATGGAAAAGATGTCGATCACAAAAGAGCACTATCCAAAGGTGGAAAAACAGTACGTTCGAATCTCCGAGTCAAAGACGCGAGCGCAAACCGTTCGTATGCGCGAAAGTCAGACCACTCTATTAAGTGACATACCTACTGCAAGACTTATCGATCTCTGGGTAGCGCGTTGGGGACATGACTGGGTTGATCTGGTGGAAGTAACAGAAGACCCGTTCTACAAAGACGCGTACAACAGAATGAGAAGAGAAGGTGAGCTTGAGGTTCACTTCCTAACCGACCGCTCTAAGTATGTGTGTCGTAATCCAAAATAAATCAAGGAGAAGTAAATGGGAAAAGTAAAAAGTGAATTGATAGACGCCATGGATGAAGAAGATAGTGTTATGACCATGACTTCGTTCAATCCTAACAACGACCCTGTGTATTCGATACCTTTATCAGAGTTAGTTAATCTGTGGCGTGCACGTTATGGAGATACATGGGTAGATGTGTCGGAGATAGAAGACGACTTCTGGTCTGATGCGTCAGCACGACTGCACACAAATAAAAAGATGGAAGAACTAAACCATCACTCAGACAACTCGCCGTGGGCTAGGCTGAAGGAGGACGCATGAGCACGCTGAAATACAGAGCTAGTGATCGCTACGAGATGGGTTGGACTGACCCACGAGCAACCCTTAAGGATATTAAAGTAAATCAAAAACGATTGACAGGGCTCGAAGATGTTCCAACAGAAGTGTTGCGTAACTTATGGGAAGTGCGGTTTGGTGGGCGTGTGGTGACGTCCGAAGATATGTACAACATACGCGCTGAAGACATTGCAGATGTTGTGCAGGAGTTAAGTGATAGAAAACTTGTCAGACATTTGATAGGGGAACGGATGGCACCGGCAGAACCTTTGAATCATTACATACTACGAGACAAACCACATGCAGATAGTTGACGACAAAGCGCTCGTACTGCGCACGCGCAACCCAAACAAGTACGCGATCATTCCAAAGCATAAGGTGCTGTCTGAAGAGAACGGCATCTTTGAAGTAGCCGTGTATTGGGGGCTTGATGAAGCACGCGTGCTACGCAATCTCGGTGTGAAAGATGTCCCATCGCCTATCACTAGGCGCTACGACTGGCCGGGAAAGTTTATACCAATGGCTCACCAAAGAGAGACAGCGGCTTTCCTCACACTACACCGCAGATCGTTCTGTTTTAACGACCCCGGAACTGGCAAGACTTTGTCTGCGCTATGGGCGGCTGACTTCTTGATGAAGCGTGGTGAAGTTCGTCGTGTGTTAATTCTCTGCCCCTTGTCTATCATGCACAGCGCATGGATGGGTGACATCAACCGCAGTGTTATCCATCGCTCTGCCATCGTCGCGCACCATGCTCAAGCTAGTCGACGTATTGAAATGATTCAGCAAGACTACGAGATTGTGATTGCCAACTATGACGGCCTTAACTTAATCGCATCTGAGATCAACGCTGATGGTAGGTTTGACTTGGTGATTGTCGATGAAGCCAACGCATACAAGAACCCATCAACGCGTAGATGGAAAACACTTGCGTCAATCATCAAGCCAGAGACATACTTGTGGATGATGACTGGTACGCCTGCATCGCAGTCGCCTGTGGATGCGTATGGTCTGGCTAAGTTTGTTAATCCAAGCGGTGTGCCTAAATTCCAGACATCGTGGCGCGACAAGGTCATGAACAAGATCAGCATGTTCAAGTGGGCTCCGAAGGCTAACGCTAAAGAGCTTGTGTACGAAGCGCTTCAACCCGCAATACGTTTCACCAAAGACCAGTGCCTTGACTTACCGCCCGTCATCACAGTCACACGCGAAGTGCCGATGACACCACAGCAAGCTAAGTACTACAAGCTACTCAAAGAGCAGATGCTTTTCCAAGCTGCCGGAGAAACAATCAGCGCAGTCAACGCAGGCGTTGCTGTAAACAAGTTGCTACAAATCAGTTGTGGTGCGGCGTACACAGACGAGAAGGAAGTTGTTGAGTTCGATGCCGCCCCTCGCCTTGGTGTACTGGAGGAGGTATTAGAAGAGACAAGCCGCAAGGTAATCATCTTTGCTTTGTTCCGCTCTAGCATTGACACCATCGTCAAACATCTCACTAAGCATGGCTATGCCGTTGACCAGATTCATGGCGACGTGTCAGCAACCAAGCGTGGTCAGATCATTAACGACTTTCAGACTACCGACAACATCCGCGTACTGGTGTTGCAACCACAAGCGACAGCCCACGGGATTACCCTAACTGCCGCTGACACAGTTGTGTTCTTTGGCCCACTCATGTCAGTGGAGATGTATACGCAGTGCATAGCACGAGCCGACCGCAAAGGTCAAGACTCGGACAAAGTTACTGTGGTACACATTGAGTCAAGCCCCATTGAAAAGAAATTATTCAAGGCAATGAATACAAAAGTTTCCGATCACGCAATGCTTGTCGGCATGTTCGACAGCGAAGTAAAAAATATTTAAGAAAGGAGTTGCAAATCAATTCAGTCGTGCTATGCTGTCAAACCATTGACAATAAAATAATTCAAGGAGAAGTAAATGTTAAACATAGATGATGAGGAACCTGCTCCTCAGGAAGCACCGACAGACGTCACTGTCCCCATGGACAAGTTGGCGAAGGTGTACCGCAGGATGCAGTCACGCGTACAAGAGTTAACCGCTCAGTACGAGTCCGAGATCGAGGACATCAAGCGTCAGCAAGACGTTGTGAAGATCGCGCTCAAAGACCAAATGCTCAAGCTTGGCGTATCAAGTGTACGCACAGACCAAGGCACCGTAGTGCTGTCTACCAAGACACGCTACAACACACAAGACTGGGACTCTTTTAAAGAGTTTATCAAGGAACACGATGCGTTGGACTTGTTGGAGAAGCGTATTGCGCAGACCAACATGGCTACGTTCTTGTCCGAGAATCCCAGTCTAGTTCCCGCAGGGCTTAACTCTATGACAGAGTACGCCATTTCAGTTCGTAAACCAACTAAGTAATCAGGAGAATCATTATGAGCAATGTAGCTCTATTCAACCCATCCCAAGCCCCCGCGTTCGCAAAGAACCGCACATCGTTGTCACCCATGGCTAGAGCCCTAGCCGGGGGTGCAGTTGGCAACCGCACCAAGAGCATCTCCATCAAAGGCGGTGTGTTTCGTTTGAACGAAGGCGGCAAAGAGATTGCCGCTATCGAAGAGCGCTACCTCGACGTAGTCATTGTCAATGCCGCGCCTGATGTTTCACGCGTGTTCTATGCCAAGGCATACGATGGCGAAGTCTCTGCGCCTGACTGCTGGTCACAAGACGGCAAGACACCAAGCCCTGAGGCAAGCAACCCACAGCACAACAAGTGCGATGGATGCCAACAGAACATTGCCGGTTCTGGTCAGAACAATAGCCGCGCTTGCCGCTTCCAACAACACATTGCTGTAGTGTTGGCCAACGATATGGAAGGCGCTGTGTTGAAGTTGACTGTGCCTGCCAAGTCTGTGTTCGGCAAAGAAGAAGGCGACAACCGCGCCTTGCAAGCATACGCTCGTCACTTGGGCGCACAGAACATTGACCCATCTGAGGTCATCACGCGCATGAAGTTCGACACCAAGTCCGAAGCGCCCAAGCTGTTCTTCAAGGCTATGCGTTGGTTAACTGACGACGAGTTCCCAACCATTCAGGAACAAGGCAAGACAGACACCGCTCTTAAAGCGATCACAATGTCTTTCTCTAAGATGGACAGCGTTGCCGCCCCTGCACCCTTGAAGCTTGAAGGCAAGCGCCCTGCGCCTGTGGTCGAGGAAGAGGAAGCACCCGCACCCAAGGCTAAGACCAAAGCCAAGCCTGCCCCTCTGCCTGCCGAGGATGATGAAGAACCCGTAGTCCGCAAAGAAGAGAAGAAGCCCAACGCTGTGCCCAAGGCGAAGGCCGACTTGTCTGCCATGGTGGACGACTGGGACGAAGCAGAATAAAGGAATCCGCTAGGCCGCAGTCGGCGGTCGCATTGCGTGTGCCGGGGGGGTTCCATCCTCGTTAATAAAGTCATTCACATGCACACGACTGCGTTTCCCGTTCTGCGTGTCCTAGCGCCTAACAAAATGTCATATTCACCACAAGTAATTAGCGCAGTCAAGAAAGCGCCTAAGACGTTGGGCAACCAACTCGGGCGATGGGCTGTGCATCATGACTTCTCTGCCATTAAGATAGCCAAAGTGACAGGAGCCTCTCGGCAATCTGTTTACAACTGGTTCAATGGTGGCGAAGTCTTCGTGGCTTACCGCCCTGCGGTGGAGTCTATTATTAAAATTTTACAGTCGTCCAGTACGGGCGACGAAGCTTGGAGAAAAACATGCAAAGCATTCAACCTAAAAACTTGAGCGACGAAGAAATATTGCGTCAGGTATACCTGATGGGCAACGAGAACATGCCAAAAGAATGGGTAGAAGTTCTGTGTGAGCGTTTTGCCAAGGCACTTGACTGGTATCAAGACCGCTACGACGAGGGCTTTGCTGATGGTAGTGGCAACGGCTTAGAACACGGATACAAGCGTGGCTTTGAAGAAGGTTTTGCCGCAGGCGTAGATCACGCGAACGACCCTGAACTAAAATAACCAAAGGATACACATGACATCCGCTGATTTTTTAGCGGTGGTTTTGCCGTCCGAAGGTTTTGGCCTGTATTGCGCGGTAGAACTCACAAAAAAGAAAGAGCATGTATATGCAGACAAAATCGACGACCTTATCCCGACGATTGAGCAGTGGCATGCCAACAACTACGACGTCTTCTATGGCGTAGCTACCTTTGACAAGAAGCGCGGCGCTGAAGAAGCTCAGTACCTCAAGTCGTTCTTTGTTGACTTGGATGGGTACGCTACCAAGAAAGCGGCGGCTGATGCGCTGATTGAGTTCCTGACAAGGTCTGGGCTCGACGTTCTTGGTACGCCATGGGTGGTTGACTCAGGCGGAGGCTTGCATTGTTACTGGCCGTTGAAGGACGAGATTCCTGCAACTATATGGAAACCTGTTGCCGAGAACTTGAAGCGTCTGTGCAAACAGGAAGGCTTCAACATCGACATGACGGTGACTGCGGACACTGCGCGCATCTTACGTGTGCCCGGAACTGCCAACAACAAGAAGAAGTACGCGACGCCACGCCCTGTGCGCGTAGTCCAAGAAGGCGATATTTTTGACTTCTCGACTTTTTCGCCACTTGTTTATGAGAAATTGGAAGAGGTGCCTGCACCCCCTCCGACCAAGCTAGACCTCCCCGGCCAACGCCCCACGGCGCAGACACGCGGTCAGGTTAAGCTGATTCAAGATAGCTTCACGCTGTTTGGTAACTTTGAGAACCAGTGCGGTCAGGTGCAGGACTACATTGCCACGGCCACAGAGGACGGCAAGGAACCCATCTGGCGTGGACTACTGTCTTGGGCAAAGGTCTGTGAGGATGGCGCAGAGAAGGCTATCTGGTTGTCTGACATGCACCCATACCCGCACGAGCGGATGCACCAGAAGATTGCTGAGATTAAAGGCCCCTACGCGTGCATGAAGATGGACAGTGAGAACCCCGGAATTTGTACTAAGTGCAAGCACTGGGGCAAGATCACCAACCCATTGATATTGGGGCGCGAGATCAAGGTGGACAACACCGCCAAGGAAATCATGTTGTCTGCGCCTGCCGAGGAAGACTTTGACGAAGCTGAGCTTGACTCTGAGGAATCTTACGAGCCAGAAGATACGGGTTTACCCCTAGCACCTAGCGTGGTACGTCCTGTGCCCCCTCGTGGCTACAGCTATGGCGAGCATGGTGGCGTGTACTGCACGCGTACTGAGGAAGACGAAGAAGGAAAGAAAAGTAAGAAGAATATTCAACTGGTTCCCTACGACTTGTTTGTGGTTGACCTTTTGAAGATGGAGAACGACCACTTGGTTCACATGGCCGCTGTGCGTCCCGAAGGCGTGCAGACGCTTAACTTCCCACAGAAATCTATTGTCAGCAAGGACGAGACGCTCAAGTGGCTAGCCAGTCAGAACATTGTCAGTACCTTTGCGGGTCACGACAAGACGCTGTTTGAGTATGTGCGTTCGTGTGTGGGCGATGCTTCTCAGAACCGCAAACCTGTCGAGGTGCCGTTCCAATGTGGGTGGCAAGCAGATCAGTCGTTTGTTTACAACAACCGCGTGTTCAGTAAAGATGGGCGCGAGACTCGGATACCTATGCCCGGGCTTGAGAACATCAACCGCAACACTAACGGCAAGGGCGACTTGGCTACGTGGAAACACCTATGGAAGACGATCTTTGTGGAGAAAGAGGGTATGGAGACAGCCTTGGCTGTGTCTCTGGATTCCTTTGGATCACCGCTTATGCGCTTCACTGAGTACGAAGGCTTCGTCTGGCACATCGGTTCACAATGGTCAGGTACAGGTAAGTCTTTAGTTCTAAGTGCCAAGGCTGGTGTGTGGGGTCACCCACTGCGTTACCGCACAGGCAAGAGTACTTCTCCTGTTGCAATGCAACAAAGGGCGGGGTTGCTTAACAGCATGCCGCTTCTGATCGACGAGATCACCAACACCCAACGCAAGGACATGGAGTGGGCACCTGCCTTTATCTTTGACTATGCCGAGGGGCAGGGCAAGGAGCGTATGGAGTCGGGCTCCAACAAGGAACGTATCAATAACAGTACGTGGACAGCTACTTGCACGATGACTGGTAACGAGAAGCTAACCGACTACATGGCGGGGGCACGCAAGCACAGTTCAAACGGCGAGTTATTGCGGATGCTTGAGTGGTGTCCACACAAGAAACTTATCTGGAACTCAGAAGAGCGCAAGACTCTGCTTGAGATCAAACGCAACTACGGCGTAGCGGGTGAGGCTTGGGTTCGGTGGTTAGCTGTCAATCAGAAGACTGCCGAGGAGATTGTGCGCAAGGTACACATCCATCTGAAGAAGGTTTTTAACTTTAACGACGATGAGCGCTACTGGCACGCAGGCTGTACTACAACTGTAGCGGCGGCAATTCTTTTGCGTAAGGAGTACTCTGGCATCCTAGACGTGGAAATCAACAAGGTCATCACCGCTCTGAAAGGACTTGTGGAGAAAGGCCGTGGCATTATAAAGAATAGTGTGCGCTCTGCTGAAGATGTGCTCAACGCCTACATCGGTGACAACTACGGAAGCTTTATCGTTCTGAAGAAAGTCGAGGGCAGAATCCTAGCAGCGTGGGGCGACAACGGCGACATCGTTGACCGCTCGACCACCAAGAGCAAGGTGCTCGGCAGGGTGGAGCATGGGCTTTTGACACCGGGTTACAGAGAGTTCTACATTGAAGAGCAGTTACTCAAGAAGCATTGCGTGAGCATGAGCTTTGGCTACGACGAGTTCAAGGCGCAGATGGAGGAGTTGTTTACCTGCAAGTACGTCAAGAAAGATATGCTGTCCCGTACCAACGGCCCTGCCATGCGTGTGAACACCATGCACATAACTTTTAGGGACGAAGTCTTTGATGGTAATAATCTATCCTTGGGCGAAGCTAAAGCCGGGTGAGGGTTTCTTCGTACCGGGGCTAGACGTTGAAAAGGTGAGGGAGTTAGGCTTACGTGCCGCTCTCCCTCACCGCATTCAAGCGCGGGCTATCGTGGGTATCAAGAACCACCAACTAGGCGTATGGTTTTATCGGAAATTTCCCGCGTCGCATTTGCAAGCCCAATCTTCATCTTCCTGATGTCGTCAAGCTGTTTACGCTTTTCTTCAGGAGGCATTCTCGATGCGGCAATCGCACGCTCTGCTTGGGTCAGCATATTCATGTTTGCCTTGAACGTGTTAGACAGCTCAGCTTGCATGTACTCTGTGCCGCGTTTGGTCATCAAGGCCTCAGCTTCCTGAACCTTGCCTTCACCCAACAGTTTGTCAACAGTGCTCTTAACTTGAGACACCTCGTTCATGCGCTCATACACAGAGTTGATGATGCCGCCTGCGTCGTTGGGTTGGAACACGCCGCCCACGATTGGGTACTCAGACAAACGCCGTACTGCACGCTCTGGAGTCTCCTTGGATGGCACGCCCAGACTGATCGCCTGCAAGAAAGCCAGACCCATCGTTCCTGTGTAGCCACTGACAAGCGCCTCAATATTGATTGGCGACACCCCCAAGGTACTACCGACCAGCTTAGCGGCGTCACTTGTGTTGACTCGGTACTGCTCTTCAGGCAACAACTGCTTCTCGCGTGCTGACAGAATATCGCGGCCTGTATAGAACGACTTGCCCAGACCCACCTCGATCAAAGGCTTGGCCGCTTGCGGGATGAAGTATGACGAGCCGCCGGGGATTGTCTGCAACAAGATTTGCTTAAACGCCTTGACTGCTTCTTCTCCGCCGTGCTCTGTGGTCATGGTGTTGTACAGCGCCTCAGGGATAGCCTTGAAGATGTAGCCGATCTCAAATGGCAACGGGACTTTGACAGGCTCGTCGACACCGGGAACGCGGATAAACCAACTGCCATACTTCTGGTCAGGAGTGGCATTCTTGTAAGCTTCATCGTCCTCCATCATTGCGGCGTAGGCAAACGTAGCCGCCGCCATCATGCCGCCTCGCGTCAACATCTTTTCACGAATGCGCAGTTGGTCGTTGAACGGCATCTTGCCGGACATCGCCTTGTACATCACGTTCAGACCTTGAATCTGTGCGTTGAAGAAAGGAATTATTGCATTGAGCACATGCACGCTTGGAGAAGCACCGCGCTTGTTAAAGTTCATTGACTCCAGAGACAGAAGCGTAGCCTCCATCTCAGACAAGCCTTGTTCAATGTAGCTGTTGTACTGGGCACGACGTGTGGTTGCATCCAGTTCCATGCTGAGCGCTTCAAGTTTGCCAAGTGCTTGCATCCATCCGGGCTTGCCGTCTGTGATCTCGCGCAGAATCATTGACATGTCTTCGCTTGTGCCACGGAATTGCTGACCACCAGTAATGCCGCGCTTCTCTAGCTTCTCTTTAGCCGCGCCGTTAATCTCTTTTAAAGCACCAAACACGGGTGTGAAGTCAGCGCCAGATAGAATTGGAGCCGCCAACGAGTCACGGAATAACTGCTTGGCCATATACACAGGGCTCAGCGTGATTGCCTTACGCAAAACTTGCGCAGGCATGGCCATGACACGGAATAGGAACGGCATCTGCGTGGGAATACCCTCCATGCCCTTGACCAAGATGTCCGCAGGCACGCCTGTCTCAAACTCCTTGTTGCCAATCATTACCTTCTCTGTAGCAACAATCGCGTAACGGTCATCTCCATCTACTTTAAATTTGACAACGTCTGTGCCCTCAGCTTTTTTGACCAACGTGGCGGCCTTCAGGTCGACCAGTTCCATGACTGCGTTCTTGGTTGCAAGGTTGCGCATGCCCATGTCCACCAACATGTTGGTGTTCTGCACCGAGCTATTCATGTAGTCAATGATGGCTGTGTCACCTCCCACCAATTTGTCTAGGTAAGGTTGATCTGCAATACTGCCGATGCGGATGGGACTCTCGTTGCCGATCACCAACTCAACGACACCCTTGCGCTGACGATAGAACGGGATGTAATCGTCCTCGGCCACCAACTTCTTCACAAGCGTTTTAGACAAAGCGCCAGTGCTGGCTACAAAGTCCAAAAGGTCGCGATTGTACTTGTTGTACTCTGTACGGGCTTCCTCAAAGATGGCTTTAAGCTCTTTGTTCTTGTTAACTAAAGCAGTAACTTCATCAAGCATTTCCTGTGTCAATACAGGCTTGCCGTCTTTGTCCTTACCAAAGTTAAGCGTCTCAATGCCTTTGTTCTTGGCACGAATAGCCGCCATGTAAGTTGTAAACACTTGGTTGACAGCTTCGCCGTTACCAATGTACTGGGTGGCATCCTTTAGTTTGTTCACAACACCGGCAATACTGGCACCGCCTGTTGTCTCAACAAGACGCTCAACACGGCCATCATCACGTTTTATTTCGCGAATTGAGGGCGCTCCATCAGACACGGCCTTAGAAACAATGTTCATGCGTTGGTCGTACGAACGGAGGTAGTACAACATCTGGGTGCCTTTGAGCGGCTCCATGTACTTGGCCAAACGCTCAAAGCCTGCAAAGCGGTCAACAAGCTGTGTCTCAAACGCAAGGCCAGTTAAGTTGACCTTGATGCTGTCCCACCAAGTCTTGTCCTGCGCCACGGTTCTAGTAACAGTTGAGCTAACTCTTTCAAACTCAGGGTCTGCAAACTGCGGTTTACGAGATAGCAAAATGCCTTTGGCGTTGCCCACTGGCGCAATATTAGTTGCAACAATCTCGGCGCCTTGTTCTTTGTCCGCAAAGTCAACGTAGTTGTATGTAGACTTTTTAGTAATGGGCTTGCCTCTAGAGAAGGAATCCAAAAACTTGTTACCTGCAATACCGTAGTTGTACATCGTTAACGAAGCCAAACGTTCGTTTTCTAACGTCCCGCTAAGAGCTTCGTAAATGTCCATGCCTTTGGCAGGACTAGTTTCGGGCAGCAAACTAAGAAACTTAATTTGAGCTGTCTCAGACAAATCATTGAATAGTTCGCGCACCGCCTTGTCAACAGGTTCCGGCTGAGCGTCGGCTGCTTCGTTCCACCGCAAGTAAGTATCTTCTGGAGCCAAATGTACCGTACGCATTAATGCGCCTGTTGGTTTTGGTATTGGAGGCGCTACGGGTGGATTGAAAACAAAATTGTTTTTATCAAGGTTGTCTAAAAAAGCAAGCGTATCAGTTGCGTGTTTGTACATTGCGCCAGTTTTTTCGTCGCTAAACAGATCTTTAATTTCCAAAGACTGTTTACGCTCTTTGTCGAGCACTATATTCAAACGTTCTTCAAAACTACTGCCTTCTGTTTTTTGTAAAGCACTTAAAATACCGCCTGCAATACGCCCTTCTGCTTTGCCTTTAGTGCTGTAAACTTCGTGAAAAAGCATACCTTTGTATGTAGGCTCAACATGGCGGATAGATAATTTTGAAAGATCAAGTCCGTCTACAAATTTTAAAAAACTTTTGTCAAAACCGCGTATATCTTTGGCAACTTCTTTAAACAGATTGACGGGCCCCGTCAATTCCAAATCATAGTTGCTTTCAAAAGTAGGACTGCCCATAGTACGAATCACGGCAAACATTGAGTGTGCATATTTGTAAGGCACACCCCCAAGTGTCTTGTCTGTGTCTTTATTTTTTGGTGCCGCAAACGCAAAAAAGTCTTTAGCAGTGTGGCCATTGAATGTTGGCGCTTGCTGTCCCTCTTGCCATTTTTTTATTTCTGGCAACTCTGCCCATTCATTAAGACGTTTTTTTGCTTCAGTTCTTTGGTAATACTCCGCAACACTAGATCTTTGAGCGCGGTATGTCCCCCAGCTAAATGCCTGCGCTCCTTCTCCAGTACCCATGAAAGCAAAATCAAATTGGTCAAACACGCCGCCAGTGCCGTGCCATGTGCCACGAAGTTCTAATTGAGCGCAACCATAAGCAAAATTAACCAAGTCACCGGCAGTGATCTTGCTTGTGGGGAAGCCCAGCTTGTTAAGCGCCACTTTGAATGCGTTGATGATTGAGTTTAACCAACCAAACAGCGAGCCTTTTTTTGTTTGCATAACACCGGCTTGCACAGCTTCCTCAACTGCATACGCCAACAACTCATCATCAACTTGTTCTTCCGTTGTCTCAGCCATCTCCACACGCTGCATGGCTTTGCGGCCAATCTGTGCTTCAAGAGAGTTGTCTGTGCGTTTAGCCCAGCCTTTAACTGTGCTTACTAAACGATTAAACTGCGCCGTATTAAAAAAGTTACGGAAGCCAATGTGTACGCCAACTTCGTGAAGCAACACGCCAAGGCCGTGGCCTTTACCAATATTGTTGGCAAACAGTACTGCACGCCCGTCTTCTGCAAAACCTTTGGCGTCTGTGGGAATTTTGCCTGCGTATTTTGCGTTTTGTTTTATAAAAGCTTTGACGCTGTCGTAAATCTCAACGTTGCCGCGTGCAGTAACGTCACCACCCATGGCTTCGTCAAGCTCTGCCTTTAAGGTCTTGGCGTCTGTGCCAGTGGCTGACTCTCCTCTAGAGAAGTTAAAGTCCCCGCCAAAGTCAAAGCTACCTTGTGTCCGGCCTTCACTGCTACGCCCTATGTCCGCTTCTTCGCGATCTATTGCACCAAAGTCAAAGCGGTCAACAATTGTCTTAGCTGGTTCGGGTTTAAACAACCGCTCAATGCTTTTCTCAGACAGTGTGCCTGCACGCAACGGTTTGCCTTTGGCTTGGCCAGTGGAGCTTAGCGTTGTTGCGGCGCTTTGTTTGCGTTTTGGTTTGCCCTCAAGGAGCACGTCTGTTTGTGCTTCAATAGATGTAATCGTTTGCAACACACCGACTTTTGCCTGTGCGTTGATAACATCTTGGAAATCAGACTTGGGATCGTTGATAATCTTTTTGAGCTCAGCTTCCGTATTAGGGCCGGGGATACCTTCAGCCTCAAACAACAAATCAGCAATCTGGTCGCCGTACGTTTTAAATATCTGTTCTTTGCGAGCTGTGCGCATAAACGCGTCTTCTTCGCGCTCCAGTGCTTCCGACGCTTCTTTGCGCAAACGCTCTGCTTCTTTTTCAGCAGAAGTCTCAATGCGGTCGACTTTGCCTTCTTCGCGCTTGATACCTTCTCCGCCCAACTTGGCTTTCCAGAACTCTTCCATTTTCTGTTGGTCAGACTTGGCAACTTCGCCAAACTCCGTTGCACGTTTCTCAGCGGCTTTAAGCGTAGCTCTTTGAGCGTCAGCGTTTTTCTTAGCTTGTTGGTAAGCAAACGGGTAGGAGCCGGGCCTGTCGAGAACACTCTCCCCGCGCATGTTGGCAAGGCTGCCTTCCAGCATTTCTAAATACTGACGTTCAAACTTAACGTTGCTGTCAAGCATGGCTTGCGCTACGGCGTAACCGCCGTCGTAGTCTGTTGCACGCTCATCCACCAAGTCTTGAAGCTCGGACTCTTGTTCCGCAACTTGTTTTTTAAGGTCGTCAATAACGTCCTTCTTTTCTTCGTAGCGGAACAACTCGTATGTGGCAAGCTCGGTACGGTTGGCACCATTTTCTTGCGCCAGCACCGCATCAAAACGTTTCTTAATCTTGTCTAGTTCTGCTTGCTCCTTGGCAAGCGTTGCTTCTGCCGCCTTGAGGTTGTCGCTCGTCTTAGCAATAACAGGGTCTAGCAAAAAGCCCAACGCTTCATCCATGTCTTCACGAGCGCGTTTAATAGATGCTTCTACAACGGTTTGGTACTGTGAACGTTGTTGCTTAATGGCTATCTCAGAATTAAGAATTGCTTTTTGCGCGGGGTCTATGATTGACGACTTTCGCATAGCTTCTTTAACTTGCTTGATAGCTGTGCGAAGCGGTTGCAATCTGTCGTTCAAAGCTTTTGCTGCTGCGCGGACATTTTCGTTGGTGTCTTGCATAAACGCCAACAACTGATTATCTGTGTCGTCGAGACGGCGTCCGTCCGCCAACAACTTTACGGCTTCGTCAATTTCTTTTCTGTACTTGGGCAAATGTTCTGTTTTAAATTCTCTTATCAAACGATCAGCGGTCTGTTGTTCTTGCGCAGACATGGGCTGAAGCGTGCGGTACTTTTCTAAAATAACTTTTTCTTCCGGAGTTGTGCCTGCTTCTGGCATGCCCACAAACACTTTTGCCAACGCTTCGTTAGAGTAGCGGCTTGTGTCTTTCCAAAAGTATTGCGTGTCTGCAATGATGCTGTCGCCGCGTTCTTTGACTCTTTCAAGAAACTGCATGCGCTTGGCCACGGTTGCTTTTTTGGCAAGACGTTGTTGCTCAGACTTTTTAAACAAAGCACGAGCTTTATCTAGCGCTTCCCACACAGGCTTCATGCGCGGTGACTTAGCAAAGTTTTTTGGTGTTGCGCGGATATAGCCCAGATCTTTTTCTATCTCAGGGAATAGCGACTTCTGACCCTCAGGCACAGTCTCAGTAGCGCGGATAGCGTCCTTGATGGCTTGAATGTCTACCTGCTTAACGTCGCGCCGCGCAACGATGGCGTCAACCACAGGCTCAACTTTATCTAAGAGTTCGCGAGTAGCTTTGCCTGCGTCCATAATATCAACGGCAGCATTGAGCGCATCACGGGCACCGGGGCGCATGCCGCCCATCTTAGACATCTTGTTGCGCACAAATTCTGTACGGCGACGCAATTCTCCGCCAAGCGTGGTAGCTGTCTCGCCACGGGCTTCAGCAGTCTTCTTGGCTTCCTCTGAAGCAAACTGAACGTTGAGCGGTTTGGCTTCTACTTTTTCAACTTTGCGCGGCGCTTCGTCTGTCAGCTTGTTTCTAGCGGCATTGATAATTGCTCTGAAATGTTTGATTTCAGCTTCGCTAAGTTTTTTAACACCACCACTGACCAGACGACGCTCAGTAACCGCAGAGCGCACAATCTTGTCGGCACGCATCTGGGCGGGTTGAATAATTACATCTTCGTAGACAGGAGCCGCGCCCTTTTCTTTAGCACGCTCAATCCAGTTGTTAAAGGTATCATGAAGTTTAGACGCGGCGGCAAGGGCTTCGTCTGTTGTCAATGCCGGTCTATTTAAAGCACGACGGTTGATTGCGGCTTCTTGCAAAGCACCAGTAATATATTGTGCGCGAGCTTCTTCTGCCTTTTTAACCAAACTTGCTTCGGTTGTTTCTGCAACGCCCTTACCAAAACCAACAAGTCTAGTTTCCATTTCTCCCGTTTCAGGGTTGCGAACTTGTTCAGTTTCTTTGCCAAGCGTTAGTTGAGACCTTACATCAGATGTAGCGTCTTCTAATTTAGCCATAGCTTCTTGTTGCGCACGACGAGCGGCAATCAACTCACGGGCATAAGACGCACGAGTGTCTTCCTCGGCAGGGCCGCGCTTCAAACCTTTGGTGTCTGTACCAGCAGGCTGTTCTTTAGCCATTGCGTTAAGCTGGTCGTTTGCCGTGTTCAGCCTTTGAAATGCATCCATTGCTGCATCTCTATTGCCTTGACGACGGAGTGCGCGGTAATCTCTATCTGCTTGCTCCACAACGTCAAACAACTGGTCTACAGTCTTACGCACTGTAGGTGCTTCGCGCAGTGGCCTGAGGTTTTCATTGACCTTAACTGCGCCGGGCTGTCCGGACAAGGCCTTCTCAAACATTGGGTCAAGATAATCAAAGTTAGGCTCAGTCGTTCTCTTCTGCTCTTCAACCTGTGCCTCAGACTCACGCAACAAAGCAAACTGGTCTTTTGGCGTAGTAAGCTTTTGTTGGTCAAGCGCCTGTTCTTGCGCACGCTGTTGCATAGCTGTTTTAGCTTCTGAACTTACGCGCAATTTAAGAGCGTCAAAAATTTCTTCGCTACGCAGACCTTCAGGCAAACCTGTTAATGTTGGACGTGTCTGTACAAGTTGTTGCGCCTTGTTAAAGTCCTGCATCAAGTAGTCTACATAGTCGTTTTTAGCTTCAGCTTTGTACTTGGGGCTGTAACTGGCAGCGGTATTCATCTGGTCGTTAGCCAGTGCAATACGTTGATCGGCATATTCTGTAACTTGTTGTCGAGGAGTTAGCTGGACTGGAGGCTTGGGCGGCTTAGCAATCTGTTGCTCATACAACTCAGGCTCCAGCGCTTTCTTTTGCTCTTCTGTCTCAGGCTCCAGACCAAACGCGTACTCTTGTGGTGTGAGCTTGGCAACGCGCTCTTGCTCTGCCAACTGTGTAAGCATGCCCTTAGACTTGTAGTAGTCGTCCGCCAAAGGCTCAAGCTCTTTACTAATTGCCCGGATTTGCGCATTGATCTGCGTATTAAATGCTTTGTCTGCGTCGTAAGTGGGGGAGTCTTTTTTTACTTTTTTAAGTTGCGCAATCAGGTCTTGCTTTTGTTTGGCCAGTACGTCGTACTGCTGCACAACTTCTTGTGCGTACTCGGGTGTTGTTTTTCGCTGACGCTCTGCCTCAAGGCGCTTCTCTTCCTCTTCACGGAGAGCGGCGTACTCGTCTTGGGGTTTACCCGTACCTTTGGCACGACGGCCAAGTGCCATATCAAATAAGCCCTGCGCTAACGCGCCAACCGCGCCGCCATAAGCAGCGGACTCACCAACGCCTTCAATGATTTCTTGGTCAGGTTTGTAAATGCCTTTGGAAATTAAGTTTTGCGCAGCTTGAGATGCGGCTTCCTGTGCGGCCTCTTCGCCACCCGCCATCAACGCACGTTTTACATAGGATATAGCACCGTCTTTAACAGGGTCTGATATACGTCCCAGAATACGGGCGGGGGCAAACATCTCGCTGATACCAACAACAGTACCCAAGGCAGTTGCGCCTGCGCGTTCTCCCTCTGTGGCTCCGCCAGTTTCGGCACGAGTACGAGCTTCTCCAGCACCTGCGCCAGCACCAAGCGCGCCCATACCAACACGGCCTGCCACACCCAAAGGGCCAAGTCCCAAAAAGGGAATGATTGAACCGGCAGCTTCACCAAACTTACGCCCAACAGTATCTTCGTAGCCTGCCGCAGCTTCAAACGGTTTCTTGGCAGAAGTTGCAAGACTTGCAATACCAGAGCGTGCGGCTTTTTCAGTTTCTTCGGGGAGTAGTGCTGATGCGCCAACTGCCGCTTGCTCTACTAGTCCAATAGCGCCGGGGGCTAAACCTTTGAAGAACTCCTTGGCTTGGCCGCCAACAGTCGTCTCTTTTTTCTCGGGTGCTTTAGCCCCAAATGCCTCAGGATACATGCGCTGCGCACGCTCCCATGTTTGTATGGGAGTCTCACCCTCCCTAATGGTTACAAATCTACCGTCTGGTAAAGGGAGCGCTTGTGGCATGGTGTGTCCTAATTGTGCGGCTTGAGATTAACCCCCGATAAGGCCGAACCTACCGGGGTGTTTGTATTATGACATCAAGGTAAAGCGTCGGCAACAGTCTGTGGTTTAAGCATTGCTGCCTTAAGTTGCTGACGAATCAGTTGCGCTTCTATCCTGCCTTCAGGTGTAGTTTCCAACATTCTAAGCGCCATCTCGCCTTTGGGACCGGCATACTGAGCCAAAATAGCCGAGCTACCTTTAACATCGGGGCCAATAGACGCAAAGTTTTTGTACTCGGCGGCAAACTTGGGATCCCTAGCCATGCGGTCAACCAAACGTTCTGTCGCTCCCGGCGCTCCAACTTGCATTTGAGTACGGGCGTTTGCCTGTTGCTGCTCATACAGCGTTTTGGTCATATCCACAGTCTTGCTGTAGATGTCCGTGGCCCGCTTCTCGTTGACGTCTGCCGCCATACGAATACCGTCAATGGTGCGTTTCTGGGCGTCAATGCTGACGCGGCGGTAGTTGTTCTCAGCCGCACGGATTTCCTTGGCGGTGCTCTCTTCACGGTTAAGTTTGAGGTCGTCAAGGCGGTCACGTGCGTCGCCCAAGCGCTCTTGTGCGGAGCGAATCTTGTCCAGACCGGCAGAAAACTGCGCGGTGCCAACTTGTGCGCCCTTACCAATGGCTGTAGCCAAACCACCCGGTGTAGACATGATGGCCAACCCTGCGTTTAACAATGCCAGACCTGTGTTGGATTCTTTTTGCTTGCCAATATCCGCTTCGCGCTCGGCAAGGCGGGCCTCCCGGCCTTTGTACGCATCCTTAAAACGCGCAGCATCGCGCTCAATTGCTTGCTTATCAGCGGCAGCGGCGGCGCGTTCGCGTGCTTCCAACTCCAACAATCCTGCAGCGGCGGGGTCTTTGAAGTCTTGCTTATCAGAAATTTGCTGGCGCAAAGCTGTTAGGTCGGAAATGCTTGGCAGTTTTATTGCTCCAAGAGCGGCGGGTGCAGGTGGAGCCTTATCATCCACTTTTGCTGTAGGAGGCGGATTAATGGACGGGATGTTTGGCAGGCTGCTGCCCGTCATAATGCGGCGATCCATGCCGCTGTAGTCTGCGGGGCTGTATGTGGGCGTTACTTTAGTAGGTTCCGCTTTTACCGGCGCAAGTGCTTCCGGCGATGTTGCCTTCTTATACTCCGCCACACCTTCAGCCTCACGCTGGGGAGAACCGAACAAGTAGTTGCCAAAACTGGTCTTTGACCGTGCATCGAGCATTTCTTGTCTTTTCTGAGCCATACGTTTATCTGCTTCCGCTCTGAGTGCATCTTCCTCACGAGCACGTTCTTTCAGTTCATCAAAGGCCTGAGGAAGCGCCATAATGTCTTGGATAAACTGAGGCCGTGTCAGCCCCGCGCTCTGATAACGCTCTACGTCACCGCCGTCAGCAAACGCAATGATGCCGCCACCAGCAAAGTTCATATCACCTGCGGGAAGCTGGCCAATACCTTGATCTTCGGGTAAACGCTGAGGAATCATCTCGGCAACAGCTTGGTCAACAACCTTGGGCTGCTCAGCCATTTGCGGCTTGACTGCGCGAAGTTCTTTGCGACGATTGGACTCCGACATGGCCAACGCCATGATGTACGGGTCGTTCTTGTGCATCTGCGCGTACTGCTGCAACTGCGCGTCTGGCAACTTGGCCAGTGTAGACGTGATCTTGTTGACGTTTATCATGGCCTGCCTTACATCTTTGAGATTGCCAGCTCAGCCAGTCCGGCTGGTTGAGCGTTTATGTAGCCGCCGTCGGCAAACTTACCACCGCCCATCATGTACGCCCCAGCTAGAGAGGTACCCGCGCCAAGAACCTGTTGTCCAATACCGGGTTGCGGCGTGTACAAGCTCTGCACAGTGCCCATAGGGGTGCCGCGCAGGATGTTCGACATGAACTCCAACTGCTGATACGGATAGCGTTGCTGAGCCGCAAAGTTCTGAGCTTCGGCATTCATGAGTGCCTGCTGCTGCGCTTGTTGCTGACCACCAAACTGGTTCTGTAAACCAAGGATGTCTTTTTGCTGACCGAACTGCTGGCCACCAAGCTGGCCCAACTGACCTGCGCCGCTCATAGCTGCTTGCAGACCTTGAAGTCCCAGCCCGGCACCATACTGACGAGACTGCTCCCGCAGTTGCTGCTCTGTATTGAATTGCTGTTGGCCACGGCCATACGCGTCTTGTAGACCGCGAGCCTGAATGTCGCCTTGTTGCGTGGCCAAATTACGTGCAGCTTCCGCATCCATAATAGCTTGGCGGCTGCCGCCAAATGCACCTGATTGCACAGCCTGTGCACCGCGTTGTGTGCCTGCAATATCTGCCATCCTCTGCGCTTCGCGTTGCTGAATGTTCACCACATTCTGCATGTAGGGGTCCATATACTGGCCCGCCTGTGCACCGAACTGCCCTGTAGCGTAGGGGTTGTACTGCGTGTCTAACGCACGCCCCGTAGCCGTTCCCAACAAGCCACTGGCCATCCCTAGTTGGGGAGAGGTCTGTAGACTGCCTGCGCCTTGGTAAGCCCGTTGTTGCATAGGGTCCATGCCCGCAACCACTTTGCTGGGGTCAAACCCAATTTGCTTGCCCGACGCATCTTTAACACCGCCAAAAGATTGGAAGGGGTTTCTGTTAATGTCGGTTACGGACTCGGCAAGGCCCAACTGCTTTTGAGCCGTAGGTTTGGCCCAATCTGGCAGGTCAACTACTTGGGTTTGCTTGCTATCACCCCCGCCACCGCCACCGCCATCGCCGATATATAACCGTGGACCAAGCAAAAAAGCCATCAGGCTGGATAACTTAAACATCTAGGTGCTCCTTACGATAGTCGTCAAAGCGTTCAAAGACGACCGCTTTCCACATTTCTGGAATGTACTCTTTAGCCTTTTCAGGCCCAACACAAACGTAAATAGCGTATGACAAGATGTTGCCCGCCGCATACCGCAACGTGTGGGCAATCTCAATACCGTGCTCATCTTTTGTACGCTCAAAATGATTTGCGGCCTCATACGCACTGATAACGTTTAACCACATTGGCAAAATCTGCATTTGAATAGATTGGTAAAACGGGTTGGCGGGGAGAAACACAAGTGCGATTGCAAACGCATGGTTAATCGCGCCTTCTGGAACCGGTTTATCTTTGTCAACGAGGTCGTCCCATGTATGCGACAAATCCACGAAATGCCGATACACATTCAGGGCATCTTGATTGCCCCCAAACCACTCTAGTTTGCCTTCGATGTTCATGCTGGTAGCAGCTTCTCTGTGCGGCTGTTTACGGCTACACGGTTTTTGCCTGTGGTCTTGCCGCGAGCTTTCTGGACCCGATCCATCATGGCGTAAAGCTTACGTGCACCAGCTTCGGTCGAGCCATTGCCTAACTCAGAAACGATACGAGCAGGCACAACGAACTCACCATCAGCAAGACGCGCTGGGCGCTTGTTCGCAATCGTTGCAGGAATTGAGTCAGATACGCCATCGCCGGGACCTTTCAAAAGACGACCGCCGTCAGAATAGTCACCAAGGTGAGAAATACCGCCAGCAGCGTACATCTGACCGCCATTGGCCATCATTGTTTCCATCTGATTGCGGTTGGACATTTCATCAACCGGACCGCCCATAGCCATCATAGATGTAGTGGGTGCAAGAATATCTCTTTGGCGGGTTCCGGGCGCTACTCGGGTATAGCGCTGGGTGTTTGGATCGTAGTCGTATTCGTATGGGTTTGGACCGCTGCCGGGGTAAGGTGTGGGTGTACTAGGTTGCAGCATGGGGCTTGCTGCGGCCAGACCATACTTAGCTGCTTGCATGCCACCGCCCATTTGGTTAATTAGCGCTGAGGGGTTTGCCATGGCTTGTTGCGCGCCTGATGATATTGCGCCAAAACCTGTGGGGGCTACCGCCCCCGCCGCAGTTGCGGCATCTTTTGCTGCGGCTAAACTGGCGATTGGGTCTGCCGCTGCATTTGCAGCCGACATTGCTTGTGGAGTGACCGCAGTAGCGCCAAGGCCTGCAAGCCCACCAGTCAAACCAGCACCACCGTACGCGCCAAGACCAGCCATCAAACCTTTGCCTAAGTTGCCTGTGCGGGCAGTTTCAAGTCCACCAACCAACAAACCTGCAGTCATTGGGTTAATCAAACCGCCTGTCAAAGGTGTAAGCGCAGCGCCAATAATCATGGGTAGCATACGCTTAAGGAAATTGGCTTCGGGTAAACCCGTATCTGGATTAACCGTTAGTGTGCCGCCGTGGGCTCTGGCAAGCGCCTGTAGGCCCGACACTTCTTGTGGGGCCATGTGTACCAGCATGGTGTCGCCTTTACGCCCACGACTGGCAAGGTGTTGTGCAGCAAGTTCTAGGCTCATTGGGGCCTCACAAAAAAGGGGTTGATTAAGTTTATCATGTGCTGTGGATTTAGCCAACTTTCCAATTGGTTCCATCAGAATATACTGGGATAAAAACGGCCCCACCGCCAACAACCGTAGCGCCAAACGATGGAGTCAAGGCATTTGTGACAAAAGTTCGCGCTCCCGCACCAGAGGTAGCCGCACTGGGCAGTGTAGCTACGGTGTAGCTTGTGGTTGGTGGAATCGTTGCAGAAGTGCCTAACTGCCCAATGATGTTATCTAACTGGTTAAAGTACAGACGCAGCACGTTAGCAAACTGGTCGTGAAACCGCGCTTCGTACTGCAAGGGCGCTGTGGGTAAACGGGGCGCAACAACCCGGTTTAGTTCAAAGTCAGACGTAACAATCAGTGACATGCTTACCTCCGACCATCAGGACGCACATCTACTGACGGAACGCCAAGTTGCCACTGAACGCCCAGCCCGTCCGAGCTGATCTTAAACGCCATCTGGCGTCCTCGAATACGCGTATAAATGATCTCGGTGAACTGCTGCACCGTGTAGTTGCGCTGGCTCTGGTAGTTCTGAGTGCTGGTTACGGTTGGGGTGCCCGCCGTGCCGTAGTTGGAGCCGGGGTTCTGCCGAGGGCGCATGGTAAACGTCACCTGTGGGTTGTTGACGTAAGAGCCATCAAACGTGATATCCGGGACCATGCGCCAAACAAATCCGTAGTTGTGTCCGTCACCGATGTTGAAGTCGGCAGACTGGATGTACGCCTCAATTGCGCTAGGCGGGTTGGTCGTGCCGTCGTCTACACCATTCTCGTGGTAGACAAGCTGGTTTCCGTAGGTAGTGGCCGTAGGGTAATCTCGCAGTGGCGTATCTAACCACGCGGTGCGTGCCAGATTACCGTAACTCCAGATTTTTTCCAAATGGTTGTATATGACATAGCGATCAATGGACGTGGAGTTGGCTGAGCAGTAGTACCACCAGATTTCGTTATACCCTTCGTTAGTGCCGGAAAAGAATTGGTACTGCTGGTTCAGATTAATGTCGCCGAAAATGTACTGGCGCAAAGGGCAATATAAAGTCTCAACACGTCCCGAGTACATATAGAACTTATCCAACCCCATCCAATAGGTGATGTTGGCTGCCGTAGACGCGGCGTTTGGACTCGCAATTGAAATGTTTGAGCCCAGAATTTGAAAGCCCCATACAAATGGCGGGCCAAGGTATTGCATAGAATACAACGCCGCATCAGTCCAGACCAAGATCTCTTGACGAGTTTGTTGGTGGGCGACAATGCTGGAGCCGGTGGACAGGCGATAGCTGCCCGCCTGATTGGTAACCGCAGGAGTCCAAGTTGCATAGTCTTCTTGGTCAGACCAGCGAATCAGAAGCGGGTCTAAAATAGCGGAGCCGTAGTCGTTGCAGCCAAATGCAATCACAAAACGTGAAGCATCAGAAACCGCTACTGCGTTGCAAATGCTTGGGCAGCCCGCATCGGTTTGGTAAATGCCCGAGCTCGTTGGGGAAAGAATCACACCGCGGTCAAAAATGTTTGGATTAGCGTTTACTGCCCAGTAGTACAACGCGCCGCCACGCGGGTTAAAAATTAAATCTTGCCCGTAGTTAGAATGACTCCAAAGGCGAAGCTGTGTACCAAGCCCCACACCAGCTGGCGCGGGAGAACCCCAACCTGTAGATGTGTAGCCTGTCGTAATACCGCCCCAACCACCAGCTCCCCAGCCCACACTGGTTGTAAAAACATCCGAGCCGGTTGTAATCTGATATGTGCCGACGGTGGATGCGCCGCCATTACCCACATCAGAAGCATTTGCCGCAACTGTGGAAGTGATGGTGTAAACGCTAGTGCTAGTAACAGACACTACTTGATATTCTTTATTAAGTACGGTAGCGGTGATTACACCGCCAAGGCTGACAGCCCCGCTGTACGTTACAAAGTCCCCAGCCTGCGCTCCATGCGCAACATCGGTAACCGTCAAGGTAGTGGAGCCGTTGGTAGCGGCAAAAGTTACATCCCCGGCAGCAGTTGTGAGGCGGATAGGGGTGATGTCGTAGAAAGTGCCGCCCGTGCCGTTTTGAAGGTAATATTTAAGATTAGTGCCAAGACCCAGCAAGTTGTAGCTAGACAACGTAACCCAGTTCAACAGCGAACGGCAAAGCCCCCAGAACGAACCAGTAGGGGGAGCCAGCGTAGCATTAGATGTACCAGTATCGGCAACCCATCCACCGATTTTCTCGGGGAAGCCGGAGCGAAAACGCACCTTGTCCATCTCAAACCAAGTGCCTTCGTTGGCCAACGTTGTCGATTCTCGGTTTACGCCGGGGCGCAGTTGAAGTTTTTGTAAGGGCATGGCTTATTTTCCCATCAATTTGGGCGTATATCAAGCATACAGCCGTGTGCCTTGTTTGTCGATAATCAGTGCCTGTTTTCTTGGGGCAGTTTCTGGTGTATTTGGAATGCTCAAATGAGTCCAGCGGTCAAACTCTCGGATGACTTGGTCGTAAGGCAAACCCGAAGCAATGATGGTTTTGACTACTTCGTCTGGCGTCAGTTGAGGTACTCGGATGTCCACAGCACAACCAATGCGATGCTGGCTAGTATCTTTAGAACCCACAGCATCGTTGACTTGCTTACTGCGAAAAGCTGAGTTAACCATGACTGGTCTTCCGCCCAAGGCAGTTTTGACTTCCTCAAGGAAGGCGGCAAGACGTTTGAGATTTGCAAGTTCGGTTTCATTTGGGGTGTTGTCCCATCCGTTACGTTCTGCGGCTTCCGAGGATGTAAGTTCATCAAGCGTAAAGTGTTCAGTCAAGTTCATTTTTTATCTTTCATTGCTTGGATTTCTGTGGCTTTGTCTTTTGAACCCTGAGAACTTCCGCGATGGAAATTTAAAACTGTTCCAGACATTGTGATTAAAGAACCAAGGGCCATGTACACCAACTCTTTGTTGGCCTCTGGAACGCCCTTCATAAACGCAAACCAAGCAAGGAAGATGGTAGCAGTCACAATGCCAATATCAAGCGCATAGGCTGTGTTTTTAGCCAACCAAGAAGCATTGGAAGATTCTTGAACCTTTGCGTTCATATCCCTTGCGCTGTCGGTATTTGCGTTATTTAACTCTAGCAATTTGGTTTCGTTAGCCATCTTTGCCAACTCACCATCTTGAACCATCTTCTGAAGTTCCAGTTGCGCCTTGGCTTTGGCTTCTGGGTCAGGGATTAACTTATCAATAAGTTTACCACCCACGTTTAAAAGTGCATCTAGTCCAATCATTTTGGCTCCTTGGGTTTAGTGTCTTCATTCTGCATGAGTTTGATACCAGACAGGAACCCAATCATGCCGCCGATAAGAGTAGAAAAAGCGGGTGAAATCATTTTGAAAATCTCGGCGTTGTCCACCTCCTTTGCCCATAGTCCCAACATAAAGGCGGTTACCATGGCCAATACGGAGATGCACAGGGTGAAGCTGACCATCAATGTGACCCACAGCGTCAACTTTTCTTTTGTTTCCATCTGCGGTTTCCTGATTGGTCTGACTGTTGGTTTCTTGGTCATATGTATTTGTCAAAATATCTTGTGCTGTTAAATATTTCCAACTCAATTGTGCGTTGCCGCGACCGCTTGTTGTACAACTCAATCTCAAGTGCGTCAACTGCTTTCTCTATTTTGGTGGCTTCTAACGCCAGCTTGTATTCATACTCAAGTTTCTCGGCTCTTTTCTCGTGGGCTATGGCTCGTGCATCGTAGGGGCTGGGATGCACAAACGGATACCACTTGTGCAACTGAATCATTTTCTTTCCCTCTCCGCCGCCCTCGCAAAATAGTACAAAAGTTTCCCACGAAGCTCTGCGCTGTCTGCCGTGCCCGCCCACATGGGCAAGTTATTCCAAATAGCCAGCAGCTGAGCCGTTGAACAATTATCGCCGTTTGTCGTCAGCCACCTAGATAACTCCATGTGGCGCAAGGTGGGATCACCCAGCCAACTCAGCCCATAAAAATCCGAAACTGTGCATGGGGACTTAGCGCCTGCCCAAAAAACCAAACTGATGAGCAACAGCCAAAACCAGCGCATTCATGTCAATCTCAGCGTTTGTTTTCAGCAAACACATTCACAAAAACTGTACCGTCTTCCAACGCCTCAATCTCATGCCATTCATTTGCCGTTAAGTTAACTGGCTGCGTATCTTTTGTCATGGTAAGAGACTTGTTTTCTTTAGTCACCAGACATGAACCAGCATGGCACATAGTTAAATGCGCGTAAGCGTGTTGATGCCGTGGAAGCCCTTCACCCTTATTGGCGTGAAACACATTTAGGACTGCCCCGTCATATGTAACCATCGCTCTGGGGGCTACGGCGTTCATAGGTCTTGAGCGCCAGTCTGCGTTGGCTGGTCTGGTGGCAAAACAGGCTCTTCAGAGACAAGCACGATCTGGCCGCTAGTTCCGGTTAGGGGTACAACCACTTGCATCTCAGCTTCCTCCCAAAGGCGCACAGGAGCAAAAGTCTTAATGACATCTTCAAGTTGCTCGCCTTCATAGGGCAAGCGTGCGCCAATGTGCATGGTCTGCCGACCTTCACTGGAGTAAACAACCTCCATACAACGGGCCTGCTCGTTGACGTTAATGATCTGATATTTGTAAGTGATGTTCATACTTTTCCTTTACGAGATTGAACCAAGGCGAGTTCCAGTTGCCACATAAGTGATATTGCTGTTTCCAGTTATAGCGCCGCCGCCAGCGCCGCCAGCGCCGCCAGCGCCTGAAGAGGTATAGGAACCCGTTGCGTTAGCGCCGCTAGACCCCGACGAACCCCAAGTTGCCCCATTGCCGCCAGTTCCAGCCGTTCTTCCTGCGCCCGAGCCTCCAGCACCGCCACTGCCTGCCGCTGAATTGCTGCCGTTTCCGCCTACCGTCCCCTGATACATAGTCCATACAGTGCCGCCGTTGTCCAAACCTCCGCGAGCTCCCCCGATTGACGCAGTTGAGCCGGTTCGTCCACCGCCACCGCCACCGCCACCCCACAGCCCGTTGTTAATTGAAATTCCGCCGCCGCCGCCGCCGCCACCGCCGCCGCCGCCGCCAATCGTTCCGTTGTTTGTGACCGTAAGCGCAACCGACACAGAAAGCGCGAGGCCGCCGCCACTACCAACCCCACCGGCAGACGAGCCAGAAACGCCGGAGCAGGGATCAAAAAACGAACTTGAGCCCGTTGCACCCGCGCCGCCCATACCAATAATGAAGCCGTTATTTACAAGCTCCACTCCGCCGGGGAACGAACCGTTCACAGTCAAACCCGGAGTGCCGGTGCTGTTACTGCTGACGTAGACACCCCCGCTGATCGTGGCAACGACCTTGCTCGACGCGTTCCAACCAGCATTAACAGCCAGAGTTCGCAAGTTGGCATTGGTCTGGTTGCTGCTGATCGTGAACGCAAACTGGTTGGACTTGCCACTTAAATTGGTAATGGCAATAGCCGCTGGGCTTGCACCGACACCAGCTAGGGTACGAACAGCGGAGTCATTTAAAGAAATTGTTGCCGTTGAAGATAAGCCCAACTCAGTATTGATCTGAGAGAACGACATCGAACTGCCGGGTACGACTGGAAGCGTCATGTGTTCTCCTTACGGTGTGTCGTAGGCGGTGATAAGTTCGATCCAAAGGTCTGGGGAATAGGTGCTCATTTTTCAATCGCCTTTTTGATTTCTCGGACTTCTTCTCTTAGCTCTTTAATAGCTTCAATCAGAAGTGGAAGCGCTCTCTCATACCTAACTGTAAGGTATTTTTCGTCGATTGGAGCAGGGGCAACAATTTCTGGCAAAATTGCTTGCATTTGTTGAGCAGATACGCCAGCCTCACGCTGTACCTTGTACCCCAGAGCTTGGGCTATTTCATTGGCCTCATAGTAGAAACCATCAAGGCTGCACAACTTATCAAGCGCATTTTCAATTTTACCCAGACGCGTTTTTAAACGGTCGTCAGAGTAGTACGCGGTGATGTTGTTGGTCGCACGAATCTCACCAGCAGTGCCAGAACCGGCTGTGCCCACACCAACTGAATTGAATTGAGAGTTCTGTGACGTGCTGGTAAACGTGGCTGCTGAACCCGATGCGTTACCTGTTAAAGAAGCTGTAATTGTCCCAGCAGAAAAGTTACCCGAGCCATCACGCGCAACGATTGCGGACGCGGTATTTGCATTGGTTGCTGTAGTTGCTGAGTTGCTGACTTTTAACGCCGTGGAAATTGTTGCCAGCTTGGTGTCCACAATACCAGCAGAAGCGTTGATGTCTGCATTGACAATCACCCCTGCGGCAATACTTGTTGCGTTTCCAACTGAAGTTACATCTCCGGTTAAGTTGGCGTTAGTTACTACGGTGGCTGCATTACCGACGGAAGTTACGCCCCCAGTAAGGTTAGCGTTTGTAACAACTGTAGTCGCGTTACCAACGGAAATAACCATACCCGTCAAGTTGGCGTTAGTAGTTACGTTACCAGCGGTTAAGCCGGAAGCGGTGCCTGTCAAGTTAGTGGCTGTGCCGCTAGAGGGTGTACCCAATGCACCGCCGTTAACGACAAACGCCCCGGAAGAACCTGTATTTATTCCAAGG